GCCGACTCCTACGCCTACGCCTGAGCCGACTCCTACGCCTACGCCTGAGCCGACTCCTACGCCTACGCCTGAGCCGACTCCTACGCCTACGCCTGAGCCGACGCCGACTCCTACACCGACACCGACGCCGACTCCAGAAGATCCAGAAGAAGAAGATCCAGAAGATCCAGAAGAAGAAGATCCAGAAGATCCAGAGGAAGAAGATCCAGAAGATCCAGAGGAAGAAGATCCAGAGGAAGAAGATCCAGAAGAAGAAGATCCAGAGGAAGAAGATCCAGAAGAAGAAGATCCAGAAGATCCAGAAGAAGAAGATCCAGAAGATCCAGAAGAAGAAGATCAGAAAGATAAAGGCAACAATGGCCATGGCAATAATGAGGACGGAGAAGATGACAGCAATCCAGGAAACGGAGACGGCGGGCCTAACGACGATAAAGATGGTGAAGATGAAGACGAGGGGGAATTAGGTAACCATGACGACGACACGCCTGGAAGTGAAGAAAATGATAAGCCAGGTAATGATGGTGGAGATGACAAAGATGACGACAAGAAGTCAGATGACAAAGATGATGACAAAGATGACGACAAGAAGTCAGATGACAAAGATGATGACAAAGATGACGACAAGAAGTCAGATGACAAAGATGACGACAAGAAGTCAGATGACAAAGATGACGACAAGAAGTCAGATGACAAAGATGCATTGGACTCAAAGGATTTATTGTGCGACGACAATGATTCTTTAGACAAATTCTTTGAGAAAGATGACGATTCTAGCAAAGGTAGTCAAGATAGCAATCAATCTCCGCCACAGCAATGTGACATAGATTTGCCAACTCATGTACCAAAACCTGAGCCGCAAGTGCATGTAGATATGTAACAAATCTGCATAATATAAAAGGCACCAATTTTTATTGAGTGCCTTTTTCTTTGATAAATATTTCTGCATTGCGTATACTGCATTGCGCCTAGATAACAGACTTTAATTTTAAGCACTTAGTCTGTGTGCTGTACACAAAAATAGGAGAAATCATGATGTACGACCAAAAAATGGTAGCCGCCATTAAAGTAAATGGTAAAATCTGCAGAGAATTTAAAGATACAGTGTATATTCCATTTGGTGAAGAATATAGTATCCTTATAAAAAATCTCAACTCTAGACGAGCAATAGTTAATATTACTATTGACGGAACAAATGCAGTCCCTGGCGGTCTAGTAGTTAACGCTAATTCTGAGGTAGACTTAGAGCGTTTTGTTAAAGACTATGCACAAGGTTCACAAATTGAAAATGGCCCACGTGGAATTAAAGCTGACGACGGTTTAATTCGTGTAAGTTTTAAATACGAAAAAATAACACTTCCAACGCATTTTATAAACACATTTAACGTCCATAATTCTTTTACTTACCCACCAGGTGTTCGATCAAGCGATAAAATGTTTACTAACGCAATTGCCACATCTGTATCTCCTCAACAAACTTGCGATTCGTTTTATGGCAATATAACGGCCAGTGCCGCAGTATCGCAGTCAAAATTTATACGAGCAAGTGGTGCGTCTGGTCAATCGTTGTCAACTAACGACGTTGGTATTACTGTGCCTGGTTCACTGTCATCGCAGAAATTTGTGACAGTGAGCGACTTCTTAACAGAAGATGAGGAACATGTTATTGTATTGCATATTTTAGGTGAGACAGAACATGGCAAGCAAGTGTCTGCGCCAGTGACCGTTAACGCAAAACCAAAATGTGTCACATGTGGCAAATTAAATAAGGCTACTGCAAAGTTTTGCTCATCGTGCGGCACTAGTTTGGAAATTATTTAAATGATGATCAGGATGTTGCATTTGTTGCAGCATCCTGCTAAAATTGTGCTTTACAGTAAGGAATTAACATGTTCGAATCAATTGAAATCCGTAAGTGCAAAAATGGTTTCGTGCTAACTCTTAATACAGAGGATGGCAATGAGGAGTATGTATTTGATACTTCACGCAAAGCACTAAAGTTTATCAAAGAGTACATTGAAGCCAAGCCAGAGGTAAAATGAACGAACAATCGAAAGCAGCAAAACGTCGGTTTAACGACGGGAATTTTATTTCAAAATACTTTGTGGGCGCTGGGTTAGATATTGGCTGCGGGCCAGATTCAGTTGGCCAGTACAAAAATGCGTTTCCATTAATTCAAACTGTAATGCCTTGGGATATGCCACAGGGTGATGCTATGTACTTAGAAACGCTTTCGGCCAATTCTTTTAACTTTGTGCACTCAAGTCATTGTCTAGAGCACATGGTTGATGTGACTATTGCGTTACAGCATTGGACAAGAGTTTTGCGTCCTGGTGGTTATATGGTAATCACAGTTCCTGACGAAGATATGTATGAGCATGGAATTTGGCCAAGTAAAAATAATTCAGATCACAAATGGTCTTTTACTATGTGCAAGAAGAAATCATCTATGCCACGGTCAATTAATGTTACAGATTTAGCTAACAAATTTGCTGATGTTTTGCAATGCATCAAATTGCATCAAATTGACGACTTTTTTTATCCTAATATTGATACGGGTTTTGATCAAACCTTGACACCAAATGCAGAGTGCGCAATTGAAATGATTTTTAGAAAAAGATGAGTAAACCTAAAATTTTAATATTTCGTGGTGGTGCACTTGGCGACGTGCTTATGGCTACTCCAGTCATAAAGCAAGTCTACGAAAATTATAATGGACAATGTGAAATTTATGTTCAAACTGGGTGCCCTGACGTATTTAAAAATAATCCGTATGTATATGCAGTAAATCCACCTGACCAAAGGTTTGATGTTATTTACAATTTAGCAGTTGGTTACGAGAACAATCCTAAGCAGCATGCAGTAATTGCATATGGCGAGACAATTTTTGGTAAATCTGTAGAAATTGCAGATAAATCGTTGTCTCTATATCCAACCAATGAAGATAAAAGTAAAATTAAAGCGTTAGGGTATGAAAATTACATTGTAATGCACATGCGGCAACATAATTGGCCGTCACGAAACTTAAAAATTGATTTTTACAAGAGTGTAGTAGAACAAATTCTAAATCGTACTAATGTAAACATTATTCAAGTTGGTGGCGAGCATGAAGTTGCGTTTGCTGGCAATCCAAGGCTTAAAGTTGATCTTGCAAAATACACAATACATGAATTAAAATGTTTGATAGACGATGCGTCTGCATTTATTGGAATAGACGGTGGGTTAATACACGTTGCCGCATGCACTAACACTCCTATGCTATCATTTTTTACTTCTTGCAGAGCTAAGTACAGGATGCCACTTCGTACTGACATTAAATTTTATCCTCTTGAGGCAAACATTGACTGTTATGGTTGCCAAGAAGATTTGACTAACAATACAGAATTTGTGTGCCACAAAGGTAACGTTCCATGTATTGACTCATTTGATGCAACGTCAGTGGTAAACACTTTAATTTCTGCGTTAAGCATAGGACGATAAATGAAAACTGTATTAGTTGTTACGCCAACTACTGGATCTCCTGACCTTGCTGATGCGGCAGAGTCAGTACTTAATCAGACTTATCCAACAGAATACTTGGTGGTCGCTGATGGGCCACAATTTGTTGAAAATACGAATACAGTGCTTGAGGAAGCTAACATTACTGGGTTAAGAGTACATAGGTTGAATTTGCCGTTTAATACTGGTGGGAATGGATTTTACGGACACCGTATTATGTCAGCAGTTGGTCACTTAGTTCCA